AACTCTACAAGAACTTAAAACAACTGTATTTGATTATGTGCGTTACAGCCTTGGTGATGGCATCGTTGATGTTGAACTTGACCCAGTTCATTATGAAACTGCATTAAGTCAGGCAATTGTTCGCTATCGTCAACGCAGTGCCAACAGCGTAGAAGAAAGTTATTCTTTTTTAAATCTAATAATGGATACTAATACATATACTCTTCCTAGCGAAGTTATAAGTGTTCGAAACGTTTTTAAGCGTAATATTGGTGCCAATAGTGGAACCTCTTCACAATATGAACCATTTGAAGCAGGTTTTGTAAACTTTTATATGATTCAAAGTGGTCGTGTTGGCGGTCTATCAACTTGGTATCTTTATAGTTCATTCTTAAAGGAAGCATCAAAACTATTTGGTGGTTACCTAAATTATAAATTCAATCCAGTCACCAAAGAACTTACTATTATGCGTCGTCCTCTTTCTGATAATGAAACTATTCTACTCTGGACAGAAAATTATAAACCAGATGTTACGCTATTAACNGANATNTATAGNAATCCNTGGNTNCGTGAATATACTCTTGCTCGCTGCATGATGATGTTAGGTGAAGCACGTTCAAAATTTAGTACACTGCCTGGTCCACAAGGCGGTAGTTCATTAAATGGCACTGATTTGCTTACACGTGGTCAAGCTAAAATAGATGCGCTTGAACTTGAACTAACAAATTATGTTGCTGGTGAAACTCCAATGTGGTTTGTTATTGGATAATTTGACAATACTTTTATTTTTTGTTAAAGTAAAAACATGAAGATAATTGGCGTTTGTGGTTTGATAGGTGGTGGCAAAGGAACCGTTGCGGATATTCTCGTGGGCAATCATAACTTTCAGAAAGTAAGTTTTGCCGATCCTCTAAAAGATATGGTATCCAAGGTATTCAACTGGCCTCGTCATATGCTTGAAGGTGATACAAAAGAATCTCGTGACTGGCGTGAGCAACGTGATGATTGGTGGGCTGCACGTCTTGGTATTCCAAACCTTACACCACGTTGGATACTACAATATTGGGGAACCGATGTTTGTCGTGTTAATTTCCATGAAGATATTTGGATTGCAAGTTTAGAAAATAAACTTTCCAAAATTGTTAATAGCGGTTCTGATCATCTTACTAATAACATTGTAATTCCAGATACTCGTTTTCCTAACGAGATTAAAATGATTCGCAAACTTGGTGGTGAAGTGTGGGGTGTTCGTCGCGGCGAAGACCCTGATTGGATGATAAAACTTATCCAATATGGAGAAGAACCAAATGATATTCATCCAAGTGAATGGTCGTGGGTGCGTGAAAATATTGACCAACTTATTAATAATGATGGTACGCTGCTTGATTTAGAAGAAAAAGTAAAAAATTTATTATAATATACGTATATAATTTGCAATAAACACCCATTTTAATCTATTCCGCTAAATATTAGCAACACCTTAAAGGAATAGACCCTATGGCAACATTAGTATCACCCGGCGTATCGGTTTCTATCATTGATGAGAGCAACTATGCTCCTACTGGACCAGGAACAGTACCATTAATTCTTCTTGCAACAGCAAGCAATAAATCAAGCACTGCGGGCGGAATCGCAACCTATACAACATCATCTACGGTAAATACTTTGCAACTTGTAACAAGTCAAAAAGATTTGCTTAATAATTATGGACTGCCAATTTTCCCTACTGATGCTAGTGGTAATCGTTTGTTTGGTAGTGAACTTGCAGAATATGGTCTTATGGCTGCGCATAGCACACTTGGTGTTACTAACCAAGCCTATGTTCTTCGTGCTAATATTGACTTAAGTTCGTTGCAAGGTAGCACTAATCGCCCGTATGGTAATCCAATTGGTGGTACACAGTGGCTTAACACAAATTTAACTAATTGGGGTATTTTTCAACTTAATAATAATCAGTTTAACCAACAGCTTCCGAGTGTTTTTACCGATTCAACACAGTTAAATAACGGTGTTCCTTATAGCAATGTTGGCGTAATTGGAACATATGCTGTAAATGCAACTGATGTTAAAAATCCAATATATCAAAAAGCATATGACAACACATGGAATCAAGTTGGTAGTACTGCATGGCAAACTAAAACTCCATCAATTATTGGTACTGCTCAGGCATCTAACTTAAGTACAACAAGTACTTCACTTGTTATTAATAATAATACATTTACAATTTCAAATGCATCACCTGCAAATCTTGTTGCTACTATCAATAGTGCAAGTATTACTGGCGTGACTGCAGCACTTATTAATGGTTACTTTAATCTTTTTGCAACTAGTGCAGCTTCATCCTATGGAAATTCTACTGCAACAGGTTCAATTGCAATTTCTAATGGTAGTGGTACTCCTCTTACGAACTTGGGAATTACTGCTGGCACATATAGCTGCCCTATTCTGCAATATAGCCCAAGCTATACAGTGCCAGCATGGAAATCAACTGATACTTCACCAAGACCAAATGGTAGTGTGTGGATTAAAACAAATCCAGTTAACAATGGTGCAAATTTCTACGTTTATCGTTGGAATAGTGCAACTAGTAATTGGGATTCTATTCCTGCACCAGTGTTTGCCGGTCGTCGTCAGGCATTATATTACTATGATCCATTGCTTGGTGGTCAAGCAATTGCACAAAATACTTTATTTGTAAAATATGACATTTATGGCAACACTACTGGATCATATAAACTATATCAATGGCAAGGAACTGGTGGACCACTTACAATAACAGGAAGTGTATCAAATCCTACATTTACTGTTGGAAATGCATTTAATATACAAGTTACTATTCCTGGCAGTAATGCTTTAAGTAGTGTATATACAATTACACTTACCGGCACAAGTGCTGGAAATTTTGTTAGTCAAGTTCTTGCTGCAGGTATTCCATATCTAAATTGTGCATTAACTTCTGATACTAATAACATCAGATTTACTCATTCTGCAGGCGGCGATATCTATATATCTGAATCAAGCGGAACACCAATTAGTGTGAGTGCAGGCATTGCTCCAAGTTCTACAACAAATGTATATTATGAGAGTGGTTCATATAGTGCTGGTGCTAGCACATATATGGTTGGTACATATTTTCAACCTGCACTGTTGTTAAATCAACAGTCAACCGCTCCGATTGTTGCGCCTGCTACTGGAACTCTGTGGTATTATAGCACTCCACTTGAAGCAGATATTATGATTAATGATGGAACTGCTTGGCGTGGATATCACAGTTCAGCTATTGTTAAAGATAGTCGTGGTTATACTCTTTCAAATACTGATCCACTTGGTCCAATCTTTAATCCAACACCACCTTCATACCAAAGTGGTGGTGCATCTGTCACATACGGTGATTTATGGATTGATACAAGTGATCTAGAACATTATCCACAAATTCATCGTTGGCAAAATGTGGCTGGTACTGCACAATGGGTGTTGATTAATAATAGCGATAGTACTACTGAAAATGGTATACTTTTTGCTGATGCTCGTTGGGATTACAATGGTACATTTGATCCTGTTCTCAATGCAAAACCTGCTATTAGCACACTTATTACAAGTGACTATCTTGACCTAGACGCACCAAATCCACAAATTTATCCACGTGGCATGCTATTGTTCAATACTCGTCGCAGTAGCTATAATGTTAAATCTTTTGAGGCTAATGCATGGAATAGTCTAGATTATCCTCTTGTATCTTTGCCAAATGTAAAATCAACTTGGCAGAGTTATAGTGGAAAGAATTCTCTTGGTGTGCCATATATGGGTCGCAAGGCACAACGTAATGTTATTGTTAGTGCTTTACAAGAAGCAGTTGATAATAGTACACAAGCACGTGAAGATCAAATTAACTTCAACTTGCTTGTATGTCCAGGTTATCCTGAACTAACTCAAAACTTAGCAACACTTAATAATGATCGTCGTAACACTGGCTTTGTTATTGCTGATGTTCCAATGGGACTTTCAAGTGATCCAACAGCGGTAAATAATTACATCACTAATTCAAATGGTGCGGACAGTGATGGAGAAGATGGTCTTGTTACCAATGATCCATATGTTGGAGTATACTATCCTGGTGCTGCTTACACCAACGCACTTGATGGAATTGGACAAGTAGTTGTTCCAATGTCACATGCAATTCTGCGTATGATGGTAAAGAGTGATCAAGCAAGTGCTCCTTGGTTTGCGCCAGCAGGCGCTTTGCGTGGTAAAGTTGATAATGTAATTAAGATTGGTTATGTTGATCGAGTTACTGGTTCGTTCTATAGTATTGGAACAAATCAAGGTCTTCGTGATCTTTTATACCAAAACAATGTCAACCCTGTTGCAGTATTTCCTGTTGATGGTATCCTTGTTTATGGCAACCATACCCGTCAAGCAAATGCTACTGCACTTGATCGAATTAATGTTGCACGTCTTGTAAATTACTTGCGTTATAGTTTAGAGCGTCTTGCAAAACCATTGGTGTTTGAACCAAATGATACGGTAACAAGAAATGCAGCTACACAAGCAGTAAGTGGTCTTTTAAATAATATTGTAGCACAGCGAGGCATTTATGATTATCTGGTTGTTTGCGATACTACAAATAATACACCGACTACTATTGACCGCAATGAGTTGCATATTGATATTGCAATTGAACCTACCAAAGCTGTTGAATTTATCTATATTCCAGTGCGTATTTTGAACACTGGTGCGCTAGCTGGTACAGGTGCAAATCAAGGTGGTTTAAGTAATACTACATCAACCGTTGCTCTTGGCTCAGTTAATACAACTGCATAATAGCAATTTAGTGATAAAAAACAAAAAGCCGCTAGAAATAGCGGCTTTTTTAATATACGGACAAAATAAAAGTAAGCAATCTATTATAAATACTTCTATAGGAGATATAAGATGGCAGTTGCATCACTACTCAACATGACGATTCCAGTTGCTAGCAACAGTGACCAGAGTGCAAGTAATCAGAGCTTGTTAATGCCTCTGTTAAAGTATCGTTTTAGAGTAACATTCTTAAATTTTGGTGTTACTAACCCTACTACGGAACTTACTAAGCAGGTTATGAGTTTTACAAGACCAAATTTAAATTTTAATCCATACACACTTGATATCTATAATAGTAAAATGTATCTTGCTGGTAAACCAGAATGGCAACAAGTAACATGTGAATTGCGTGATGATGCAAGTGGTGCTGTTCGCCTACTTGTTGGCGAGCAAATTCAAAAACAATTTGACTTTGCTGAACAGAGCAGTGCTGTTAGTGGTATTGATTACAAATTTATTACACAATTTGAAGCACTTGACGGTGGCAATGGCGCAAATAATCCAAACGTTCTTGAAACTTGGCAAATGTATGGTTGCTTTATTAGTGAAGTAAATTATAATAATTTTGAATACACAAGCAATGATCCAGCAACAATTACGCTAACATTGCGTTATGATAATGCTTTACAAATTCCAAACAGCAATGGCATTGGTAAAAAAGTAACAAGAACAAGTGGAGCCAGCGTTACTGGCTAAGGATTAAGCCATGGCTTCGCTTTTTAGTTATCTTCATTCATCATTAAGTGGGAGGCAAATTCATGATTATGCGCATGCCTCTCAAGTATTTCGCTCAAATAACTTTGCTCGTGCACCAAAATCAAAGTATCTTTTTTATGTTAATTTTGTAGTTTCTAGTGATGTGCCGAGCAACATAGATACAAGTGAAATTGGATATCTTGTAAAAAGTGTAGAGTTGCCTAAATTTTCTATAGACGTAAAAGATCTTAATCAATATAATCGACATGTTTATATTCAAGATCGTATAAAATACGAACCAATTACTATTAAATTTCATGATGATAATAATAATGGATTGCGAGTATTGTGGCAAGACTATTACAATTATTATTATGCAGATGGTCAATATGGATCAAATGATTTTAATTATGATGATAGATATCAAACCCGTCTTCACAGCAGTTGGGGATTAGATAATGGAAGCGATGTTCCTTTTTTCAGTGCAATAGAAATTTATAGTATGTATGGTGGACAAAGCAATAAAATAACTCTTATGAGTCCAGTTATAACTAATTTTTCACATGATACACATGAATATTCAGAAAATCAAGGCATTATGGAAGCAACTATGCAAATTCGTTACAATGCTGTAACATATGAAGATGGATTTACAAGCGGTATACCTGGTTTTAATAATGGTTTTTCATATGACACAAATCCAAGTGGATTAACCGATTCTTTGTTAGGAAATTACATTGATCCTATTACCGGCGTATTAAGCCGCCAAACCGATGGATTTGTAAATCCTGTACAATTACGTCAATCACAACAAAGTGAGTTTGGTTTTATTAATCAGGGACGACAATATAATCCAACAAGCAATGCTGGTTTAACAGAAATTGAATTAGCAGCAATTATACAAAATAATGCTGCTAATTCTGGTAATGGAAATACTATTTTTCCAACTGCTAATTTAAATCAACCAATTTATAGTCAAAATTCTGCAGAAGTTCAGCCAATCGCTAATCCAGATTCATCATCAAGTACTACTAATCCAGATAAAACAAACATTAATACATTCTCAACAGCAAATCCTTATACAACTGGCAGTTACCAGTATGCTTTGTTTAATCAAGGATACAGCACATCACAAATTAATAGTGCATCACAATTTATTGACACTGTTTCTTCTAACACGTTGAAAGAATATCAGCAAACTAATAATATACCAACTACAATACAAACACAGACTGTTGTTGCTCAAAAATATATTGATAGCCCATCAAGTGTAAGCGATATAGGCACTATAGATTATGGTCAACCAATTTCTACACCAAGTCAGATTAATTTTAGTAATCCCGTTGCGCCAGTTGCTCCGGTTTATAATAGCAATAGTTGGCAAAATACTTTACTTTCACAAGGATATACCCCTAGCGATATTGCCCTTGCATCTTCGCAGATATCTAAATTAAATGTTTCGACAGGAACAGACCTTGTTCCTATTGCAATAGGTTATATAAAGTATAATAAAAATACAATAGTATAAATATTTTTATGGCAAATTTACCTAATACAGTCGAAAATACAAATCCTAGCGTTTTCTTTAATGGTTACTTTAGTCAACCACTGCAAATAAGTGATGCAGTTTGGGAACAAGTTTATGGTTATTTTCTCACACTTACAAATGATTCAGCATCAGCAAGTGCATTAGCACAAGCAGTGATTGCGCTTACCTACAATAATAGTCTTGATCCACTAACTGTTATTGCACAATTTCGAGCAGCACCAAATGCATCAAATGTAAAACAATTATTAATAAGTTTTTTCAATAGTGCAAAGGGCGCAACAAGTAAACTTGGATATACTCGGAATAATGCTATACCGCCAAGTGTTTCTAGAAACATAATTTCATGAGTTTAAAATACAGTCAAGGTTTGTATGAACCTAAAAATCCACAAAAGTATGCTGGCAAAGGAAGTATTAGGTATCGCAGTAGTTGGGAACTGAAATTTATGCAATTTCTAGACTCTCATCCGTCAGTAAAACATTGGGCAAGTGAAAGTATAAGCATACCATATAAAAATCCAATAGTTAATAAGACTAAAAATTATGTGCCAGATTTTTTTATTGTATATGAAGATGCAAATGGTAATCGTAAAGCAGAAATTGTAGAGATAAAACCATACAAAGAAACAAGTTTAGAAGCTGCGGGTCGTAGTCAAAAAAATCAAATACAGGCAGTAGTAAATTTAGCAAAGTGGCAAGCTGCAAAATCATACTGCGATGGACAAGGCATTGAATTTAGAATTTTGACTGAGCACGATATGTTTGCTGGCACCAAAAATAAAAAACGATAATTAATAGTATGACACAGAAACTAGAAGATTTATTCCACTTGCCGCCAGCACCAAGTAAAGAAGTTGTAGAAGCATTGGAAAATGCGCATCAAATTGAAAGTAGTTTGCCACAGGTAGCAGAAGACGCACTTGATAAAGATTTAGACCATTTGGCAGACCAAGCAGTAGAAAGTTTTGAAAACCTACAGAGTCTTGGAATGAATGTAGAAGCGCGTTTTGCTGCTCCAATCTTTGAAGCAAGTGCAAAGATGTTGACTGCAGCCGTAACTGCTAAACTTGGAAAAGTACAAAAGAAACTTAAACAAACTGAAATCTTGCTTAAAATGCAAAAAATGCAACATGATATGAATAAAGATAGTGGCAACGAACCAGATACCATTGAAGCTCAAGTATTTGACCGCAACGAGCTTCTTAATAGTTTCCGCAAAAAACAATAAATACTTAATAAAAAAGGTTTAGCGATGAAAACCCTAAGACAATATATTTCAGAAACTGAAAAAAAGTATGGTTTCCGTGCAAAGCTTGCTGCGGAACTTACTAATGAACAAATGGAAAGCTTAAAGAAGGTGCTTTCACGTTGGAATCTCGAAGCTATCAGTGAACCAAAACGTTTACCTGTGAGTGAAGATCATACAGGATTTTTGCATTTAAAGGCAACAGAAATATCAATGGTTGATATTGTTATACAATATCCTGCAACTCCAGCAGAAATTCAAGCGGCAATCCATGAATCAACACAAGTATCACTGAGTCGTATTCTTGTTCTTACACCAAATCAGGAAATTTTAGCAGCACCTATGGTACCAGAAGCAGAAGGTCAAGCAATTCTTGAAAAGAACTATCCAGAACAAAAAGCACCACAGTTGCTTGCAGATTTAGCAAATGCTATTTCAACAAGTTCAATTGAATATCCTTTTGCTGTAAAACCAACTAAAGGCACAACTACAAATGATATTCCACAGAGCAACACGAGTCCTGTTGGAACAACAAAAAACAAACTCCCAGAACGTGGAAGAACAGGACGATAACCATGCAAATGATTGATGTATTAAACAAACTTAAAGAAATTGAAAGCCGCAGTCCAGAAGAACTTGGTCGAGCAATTGCCAGTGTTGCAAAGTTAAATGATATTACAGCATCATCAACAAAAGTTGCAGAATCAAAACCAACAACTATGCCAGAAACTAGTAATGGTTCTTATATGGTTGATGTTCTTAACAAGCTTCGTGAACTTGAATCACGTAGTCCAGAAATGGCACATGCTATTGCAAATGCTACCAAGATGGGAGCACCTGTTTCTGCACCAGTTGCCGAAGGTATTGAAATTAAGACTAGTGGCGATGATGCTATCCTTGCACAAATTCTAAAGCTTGCTGGTATGGTTGGTGGGGTAAACTCGCCAGATATGGCAGGTGAAACTGGTGATATTTCACATCACGATATGCCAGAGATACCACATGACCATGCAATGACAACTCTACCAAGTGTTGGTGCAAATCTTCCACCAATGGATGCACCAATGGGTGGCGATGATATGGAGATTGACTTTGGTATGGACAAAGATAAGCCAATGAGTATGAGCGGACCAGAAGCTATTGAAGATGCCGCAGAGCGCCCATATACTAATAGCCCACATGAAATGACAAAGACAATTAGTGCAGCAGTACCAAAAGGAAATGACATGAATCGTCCAAAGGGAACTTATCCAAAGGTTGCTGGTGGAGACAATCCAACACACGTAGCTGTAAGTTTTGACTAAGGAATAACACAATGAATTTTTTAGATTATGTAGCACAAGTAGATAGAGCAATGAAAGCACCAGTAACAGGTGATATTGTTAATATTGAACTTAATAGTGTTACAAGTGTTCTAGCAACTGTAGTTGAACATAGCGATAAACATGTTACGATTGCGCTTGATAATCCTGCTTGGAATCTATTAGATCGTAATAAATTACTGAGTGAAGGTGCTCGTCAACAGATGGCTGAGTTTATTCTTACATTCGAAAAAAACGGTGAAAAAATTAATAAAAAATTTATGCATCAGCCACCAATGGAAGCCGCTGGTATTACCCAAGATTTTGTTCGTAATATTGCAAAAAGTAATAAAATTCATGAAACTATGAAAGAGCAAGGTTATAAACTGCGTCATGCAGTTGCTAGTTTAGTTGAAACTGATCAACTTCCAGAAAGTGATGTAACTGTAATTGCTCGTAACCCAAGTGCAACAGAAGCACGTGTTACTTTTGAATGCGTGTTTAAAAAGACAGATGAAAATCGCAATAGAATTTTCTTAGAAACAGTAGATTGCAGTACCAAAACTGATACTGCTCAATACTGGAGTCTTCCTGTAAAAACACGAGGCTAAAATCATGAGAGCCAACGAGTTTGTAAGCGAAGCCAAGTCTAAAATTCATCCAGAACACAAATCAACTATGCCAATGAGTGTAGTTTATCCTGATATGGATATGGGTTATGACTATTATCGTTTTATGACTCGTGTTGCTGGTCATCCACATCACAGCGCAGATCATGACCACGAACACTTTAGAGATAGCCCTGTTGCTGCTGCATATACACAGCAAGAAATGGATATGTTGAAAGGCGCAATTCGTGGTACCGGTTTTAAGTCAAAAGTTATTTCAGATCAAAAAGGCGTAGAACCGCCTTCTACAAATAAAAAAAGCCCTGTTCCACATAATAGCGGCGCAAGGAAGAAAAAATGAGAGCGCATGAATTCGTAAGTGAAGCAGCAGATTATAGTGGAAGCAAAGGCATGTCACAACAGGCTCTTACTACTATTCCTAATGCGTTTGTTTACCCTGAGCTAGACAACAGTAGTGGTTACAAGGCATATCGCTTTGGTGTTGCTCTTGCTGGTATGCCAGAGGAAAAGATGGATCAAAATGGTCCAACTGGTCTTAAAATGGTAACAATTAGTTATACACCAGCAGAAGAAGAAATACTGGCAAAAACTGCTGCACACTTTAATACACCTCGTGTTCGTTTGACACCAGATGGCAGTGACGAACCAAGTTATGTAAATCAAAAGAGTCCAGT